ACAGGTTGCAACCGCATTGCCGGTCACGCCGGCACGAACCAGCGCCCCTTCCACCACCGCACCCTGCACTGCTGAGCCGTAGGAGAGAGCCTTGTTGTCGCCGCTGGCGATGGCCGTGCCCTCAGTGCCGTTAGAGGCCGCACCAAGGTCGGCATGCACAGCAACCTGGAACGTGGTGGAGGGCTGCCCGTCAATATCGACCTCGTTGGCAAGTCGGCTGACGACCATCGAAGGCAGGTTGGCGGGGACAGCGTTTTCCCCGAGGATGTAAGAGAGAGAGTGAGTGGAATAAGTTGTGGCGGTAGTCTCGTTTGCCATTTTCTAATGTCACTTTCTGAGCCGGTCCGCATATTGCGAAAAGATGGATTTCTTGGGTCCGGCTCGATAGACGCCAGTGAGGTTCGCAAACCGCTCTGGGTCTTGCTTTTTGAGGTTTGCCCAATCCAAGGCACTTGCAGTGCCTGGGTCGAACGGTGGTGGGGGTGTTTCTGCCTGTGCCGCCTGTGGTGCAGGCTTGGATGGCAAAGGCTTGGTGGCCTCGATTTCTGGCTGCGTCATCGAATCAAAAGCAGAGAGGATGTCTCTTTTCAAGTCGAGCGTGGGTGCTCTTTGCACTGCAGTTCGCACCTGCTCTGGCAGACTTGGCAACCTGGCCTCGATCTGCTCTGTTTTTCGGACCTCATAGGCGTCCCATGCGTCTGCTTTGCTTTTGAGAGCACCAAGGCCCTCAAGCTCCGCTTTCATGGTATCCAGTAGCTTTGCACGTTCTTCGGCCAATGCCTTGTACTCTTGCTGCTCCGCTAGTGCCTGGATTTTTGCCTCTTGTTCCTCTTTGGCTTTGATACGCCTTGATGCTGCCTCTTTTCGGGCCTTTTCAGCTTCATCACGATATTTTGAAAGTTCAGCCTCTAGCTGCTCCAATCGTGAGTCCACTTGTGGTGCCTCTGCCGCCTGGGCATTGGCTGTTTCTTCGATGGCAGGGGCCTGCCCCACCGTATCCTCATTCTGAGCCTGCTCAGACATTTCTTGCCTCCTCTTTTACACTATGAGCGAATCATCCGTCTAGGTGGTCCGCTGCCCTGCGTCACTATACTCTGGCTGATGGCATATTGGGAAGCCCGTCTCTTGTCGCCCCCTGATAGGCCGAAAAACGCTCTGCGTGGCACTTTCCCAAGCCCCCTGTGATGTATTGCAGCAAGCCTCCCGATTGTCGGGATCTTTTTGGTATTCTTACTTCCTGCCGCATAATCTATCTTGCCTTGTCGCAAACGGTAGGTCCTGATTTTCTTGTTGGGGAATCCAATGGTCACATAATGATATCCCAGGCGCTTGCCTCTGCCGATTGTCTGTATGCCTCCGATCAAAGTACCTGAGACACGCAGATCGACCGGGCTGGCCATTTCACCGCCTCTGGCCAACGCCTTTTGATATCTTGCACTGTATGGCGTAAAGGGCTTGCCTTTCATGTCCAAGCCCTGTTGTGTGCGTAACCTGATGCGGCCAACCACCCATGAGCCTAGCGCATCAATGGCTTTTCCTGCATCAATGATGATGTGGGAGTTGTACACCACTTTCATGATATACTTGTCAGAGACCCCCACCTTGGGTGGTGTGTAATTACGTTTTGCCATTAAAGAACTCCAGTCCCTGCCCCCTGGCCTCATCCAGCGTTATCGGTGCAAGGTCATGACGACAATTCCAACGCCCTTCCACATTAGCTGCTGCTGCATCTGCCTGCTCCTGGGTGAGCACTTTACCAACCCGTGGCTTGCAATATGGTCTGGTTTTCTGGTCATCTGGCCCAATGTAAACATACAAAAAGCCAAGGTCTCTGGCTGTCTCCAGCGTCACTCTTTCATTGAAACGCCGGATACCGCCCTCGATGGCTGTGGCCGCTCGGCCCAAAGTGGTGTCCAGTGACTTTGCCACGGCCTCAAGCAGTTCCGAGGTCTGTGAGCCACCGACAATGCCACGCCTGATTGCACGGGCAAGGTCGCCTGTGGTGTCGTCGAGTGATTTGATGACCTCCTCTTCAAGGCCATCCAGGAAATCAAGCACGTCATCCGTTATCTGTGGCGCAAAATCCCCAAGCCCTGCCTCTGCCAGTGACGCCTGTATGATATCGGGCAGCTCTGTATCCAAGAGCTCTGCGATTACCGTCTGGCCTTGTTCGATGGCAATCTGACGCACCTGCCGCCTCACATCCTCGATGGACCGCAAGTTGTAAGTTGTACTTTGCAGTTGCCCCTGCTCCGTATCAAACGATGCAACCAACACTCTGATCTCGTCTTGGATGGCCTCTGCCAAATCCAAAAGGATGGCTTCTGTGCGTTGGGTCGCCTGCTGGATTTGGAGTTCACCTGGCATCGCCTAGCGCCTCCCTGAGAATAGAGGCAGACCAGCGCAAGGCAGCATCACCACCCCAGCCCTGCCATGCCTGCCACCCTTTGCCCTGCTCATCCCAAGTTGCGCCTTGCTTGTCCACTTCATGGCGTCGGAGATAGCTGTACATTCTTTGCACCGTGGAAAACGAAATGGGCCTGCCATTGGCTAGGTCACGGGCACGGGCAAGGCCCACTGGGGTCATGCCTCTTTGCGATGGTGGCTTGGTTGCCCGGACCTCAAGGGCAAGGGCTGCATTTTGGCTCATTCGTTCCGTTGGCCGATATGTGATGCGCTCCAGTTCAGACCGTGGCATCCAACGCCCATCTGGTGCCCTGCCGTAACCAGATTTCCGCACGGCAGACCAAGCCACTGCTGTGAACCTGCCCTCATCGCCCTCACCGTATTGCTCTGCTGCACTGTTGAAGGCCTCACGCCAGATGGTTTCCGCCCTTGCAGGCAGAGCCTCACGTACAGAATCAGGCAGGTCTGCGTTGGCGGCGTAGGGCATGGCCTAACCCTCACTCTGTTGACGACGGGCCGCCAGTCTTGCGCTCAGAGTTTCAGCAGCCAGTGCGCCTTGTGACGCAGCCACAGGAGCCAGACGATCTGGCGAGTAGCCTGCCGCCACTGCATCACTCAGGCTGCCAAAGTAACCCAGTTCAACCATCGCCTCTGCTTCACTGATGAGGTTTTCGCCCTTGAGCTCCAGCACCCGCCTTTGCTTGGCATCTGGATCCTCAAACTCTGGCTCGTCGGAAACGGTCATTCTGAAACTGACCTCACCAGCCTCATCCAAGATGTTGGTCTGGCCGTAAAGGTCAGAGATTGCAGCCATGCCTGGAAGCAAGGCAGTCTCCTCGAAATACACGGAGAACCAAGATTGCTGCATCCTGCGTTTTGTTGCCGGCAGGTTTTTGATTTTGCGAGATACGCCGGAAAGCACTTGGCCACCATCGGTGGAATATGCGTCCTCTGGCTGCCCACGAGTGACCGCCAGTGTCTTGGTTGCACGGTCTAGGATGTTAAACTGTGCAGCCATGTCCGCACTATGTGTAAGCACCTGGAGGTCTTCGTCAGTTCCGATTTTGTGTGCTTGCCCTGGGCCTGCTGAGATTAGGCCAGTCACCTCACGATTTGTTTTGTAGACCACTTCATCGTGCGCCTGATAGTCTGCCGTCAGAAGCAGGTTGGCCCAGCCCACATTGATTTCATCGGCAATCACGGGCAGGTCACGGTCTGCATGTGCAAACGGTGAACCCTGCGGCAGAGCAGAGTGCAGGGCAACCCAAGGCATGGGCAACCCTTCCTCGTACTCTGCATCCTCGCTGCCGAACGGCAGCATGGATTCACCTTCCTCGGAAACCATTTCCACGGAAATGGGGCCAAGCTGTGGCATCCCGTTTTCGTCGAGCTCATCCTCTGCCGGTCTGGTCCAAACTTCCCACCAGGCTTTCTTGTCGCCCCTGGGCGATTTGATCCGTGCCATGACGCAGATGGCTGTGCTGAGGTCTGATGGTCTGGACCAGTGTGGAATCACCAGCACGTCACTGGGCCAATAAAGGCCAAGGCTCACCGCATCACGGACAGGGTCCCAGCCAATCCGGAAAAGCACCGTTTTGGCCACCGCAACCCGCCGCTCTGCCTCAACCATAACAGGGTCAATCCGTGCACGGGAAAGGAGTTCATCCAGCTCTGCCTGGCGTTCTGGGTCTGGTTCACCCTGATAGAAAACCTCACGAGTGGGAGGCCAATCGTACACTGAGGCATCCACCTCAGCCACACGTTGGATGAAGTTGAAAGGCAGGATTGGCATACGGTCACCAGACGATGGATAGCGCCTGCCGATAGCCTGTTTGATATACTGTGAGCCTGCCCCGTCGTATCGGTGTCTGATGCCTGTGACCAAGCTATCGTAATCGTGCGATGGCTTGTACATCATTGCTGCGCTTTTGAGGTCTTGCAGCATTTCCTTGCTCATCGACTGAGACCCACGCTCAATGATGCGCCTCAGATCGTCGGAGATTGACTGATAAAGCATACAAACCTCAGGTGGAATAGACGCCTAACTCTAGCTCATTGATATCGAGTTTGCACCCCCGTGAGCTGCCGCCTGCTGCCCTGACAACGGTGGCCCGAACTTCCACGAGATTGACTGCACCGACTCGCACAGAGACCCGCTCAGAGGTGCTAGATGATGCCAGATTTTTGACGCCTGTGGTGTTGGGGCCTGTGACGGTGAAACCCTGCTCATCCTCGCCCACCTTGAAGTAAACGGTGAGCACATCAGAGGCAGTCAGTGTTGTGGTGGTTAGGTCCACCCGTGCACTGATTCCAAGATTGACGTATGCGCCATCAGTAGCGTCGCAGGGTGGCACCCAGATGAATGTAGGCGAAACCATCGTTGTGTTGGTTGTGGTGCCGCCGGCGTCATTCTCCAAGGTGATGGAGCGGAAACGCTGTGGATACACCACACCAGTGGTGCCCTGTGGACCATCCAGGCTGAGTGATGCCACCGTGCAAAACAAGGGCTTGCCAAAGTGACCGCCAGAATGGTCATGACCTGCCTCGGATGATGGATTGAGTGGTGCGCCATAACTGCCCAGGCCATCAATGTGATCTGCCAGCGCTGCAGCGTTCGCAGCGGCAGTGACAAGCAGCTCACTGTATCCAATCTGCCCATTTTGCGCTCTGGTGTACGGTACGGGATAAAGAGGCCAACGGCTATGCACAATACTCATGGCTGATACACCAATGCAGTGCCATACAGAAAAGATGCTGCATTTTGCGATGTGGTGTTTTTCATTTCAACCTTTAAGGTGTAAATCTGACCACCTGCTGGCGTT